AGACATAACCTTGTGTCTAGTTCGTATAGTCCTAATTCTCCTTGGAAGCATGCTTTACAATCACGAGTAGGTAGTTCAACGGCAACTGAATTATCTTTACCATTAACTGAAGTATATAATGCTTCGGTGATAGATGATATTGCTGCTCGATTTCATATAAATCCAAATACAAAAGCTGTATCTGTTTTAGATGATAGTGGACGATGGAATTATAATGCAAGACTTACAAGTCATACAGGTGGAGATTCATCAGAGGCATTAATAAGAATGGGTGGCCATCAGAATTATGCTTTATCTGACCAGGTAGTCACAAAAATATTTAGAGATAATTCACTTAATTTACAGCATGCTATCAAAGACAGTTGGCGGCTTGGTGCTTATAGAAGTTACAAAGGATTTAATGCTAACGATACAACTGTTCATGCTGTTGATAAGATGAAAGAGTTGACAACTAGTATGAATGCTTTAAAAGGTAATGGTATTATAAGTAGTAAGAATTTTACAGATTTTAAAATGGCAATGTGGAGGACTGAAGATGATGCACGTAGAGAAATAGGACAGTTATCTGTTTCACAAGCAACTGAAGAGGCTGCAGAAGCAATAACATCAAGACATTTTACACAAAATTTTGCTAGACATAAAGATACTATGAAAGCTGATGCTTTGGGTGGGGTTCTATCGAGGTTCCAGGTAAATAGACATACTGGTAAGCAAGCCGGTGGTATTACTCGCCACTCCTTAGATTCGGTTGGTCGAGCAGGAGCAGCTCCTAATGCTCCTACTATAGCACAGGTACAAGGTAGTCGTGCTATCGTAGAAAGAGGTTCTTTAAGCCGTTCACAGCATGATATAGGTCATAGTTGGGCTGATTGGAATAGGTATATTCGTAATGTAGGTCAATCATGGTCTCCTTTAATAAGAAATGCTGGTTTTTTAGATAATCAAGCAGTTGCACGAAGAATAGATTTTGTTGGAGGAACTTATAATAATTATACAGACTATGTAATTCGGGGGCTTGGCTCTCAAACTAGAGCTAGTTTAGGCGCAACTGGTCGAGCATATAATAATACGCTTAGGCAGTTAGAGTCTGGGAGTGGAGGATCAGTTGGCAGGTCGGCAATACAGACGGCTGATGATCTTGATGAAGCAGCTCTTGAGGCTTTTTCAATACAACAAACAAGTCAACCTTTGAGAGGGTCTTCTACTCCTGCAAGAGTAAGTGATAAAGATTTTCTATGGAATGAACAAAAAGCTGCTGAAACTGCTGGGCGTGCTATAAAGGAGAACCGTGTTGATGGTGATCCTTCTATGCTTGTTAAACTTGTTCCTAAGGGTAATAAGCCTGCAGCTACACTTGCAAGTATAAGTGGAAAACCTATTTCAGCGAAAGCAAGGGCTGCTCAGCCAAGCTACTTTGGATCGTCACAATTTACTAATGATACATCTAATATGGCGATAGGTGATACAATAGGAAGAAGAATAGAATATCAACCAGTTAGGGGTGGCGCTGCTGCTGAGCGTCAATATATTTGGATGGATTTGAAGAGGATAGATAGTACAGTTCCTGGGAGTGGACAAAAATCATATGAATTTAAGCTTTCTCCATGGAGGAAAGTTAAAATGGATGATGGTTCTGAAATATGGTCTCCAGAAGTTTTAAGTGGGCAAATTACTCCTTCTGTTGGAGTAAGACATCTTGCTACTAAAGTACAAAAAAAGGCTGGGAAGAAGATAGATGCTGATGGAAATAGTGTTAATAGAATAAGACATAAGAATTTAACAGATATATTAACAAAAGGCTCTGGTTCAGATGAATTAACTTATATAGATATGGGTGGGTCTTTTAGAAATTTTGAACAAATGTCAGCTGAGGAACAATCAAAAATGGCGGATTTATTTTTTGGATTAGAGCGGCTTTCGGATAAGAAGGGTAAAAATCTTATTCTTAATACTAATTCTTTAAGTAGTGATAGTATGCCTTTGATGTTGAGAATGTCAGCAATGTTAGGTGCAAAAGCGAGTGTTCTTCCAAATTCAATTTGGAGAGGGGGAAGCTTTTTTGTGAATAAACCATATAAATTAATGCGTGCAGTAAATAATTATGGTGAATTTGGTCCACTTACAAAAAAATTAGAAATGGGTAAATTTTATGCAGAATTATTAAAAGATGGCTCTGCTATGTCACCTATTACTAAAGCAATTGTACATAGAGGAGACCCTACACAAGCTGGAGGGTTAAATAAATTAAGAGAACAATTAGAAGGATTCAATCAATACATGGGTCTTTTAGAAAGAGCTTCTAATAAGAGTTTTCGACAAGTATTAGGAGAATCAGGTAAACGACGGGTATGGAGAATGCCAATCCTTGATAGTCTTTTAAAAGATGGTGGTCTTCAACAACTTACGGAACAAAATTTTAAACAAGTTCTAAAAGAGTCGAAGAGAATCTTAGGTAAAATTGGGAGTGGTCCTGGAAAACCTGATATTAGTACAATATCATATGATAAAACATTAATGATTTTAACAAGAGTCCTTCCTCTTGCATTTCTTGGAGGAGGAATGGTAAGTGGACAACTCCCAGTCCTATTACCAGGAGGAGAGGAAGAGTAGTAGTATTTAAACCATACACCAAGGGTGGTAAGGAGATACAACCTCATAATCCACCCTTGATGCGTACCTAACTAAGTACTATGGAGGTAGCATCATTTGTTAGGTAGGCTTGGTAATACTATAGTGTCATAGAAATGACATCCCTCAGGCTCACAATCTTTGCCAGCCATCTTCTTATCTATATGATATTCTGTTGCGGAATGACCTTCCCACTTCTTAAAAGTTATTACTAATCCACTACACTTTCCTCGAGTCCAGTTGGAACAATGTTTTTGTGCCAACCTCTTTTTACTAGTCGCCATAAGTTACGCGGAGCATCCTTGGTGCCTATGTACCTGGAAAGATACAGAGAAGGGAAGGTCAGGGAAGAGAATGCTCCGCTATGTTTAATTCTCAACGGATTTACCACATACATATATGTAATTTATGAATAAAGTTGCTTAAAACTCAATTTCAATTTTTGGTATAATTTTGAAAATGACTAATCACAGTCTCCGCCTTTACATCCAGCAACTAATGTCCCCTGAGCTTGCTGAATTTCTTGATCTATTTCATTTATTTGACCACGACTAAGCTTATCATCATTGTTTGGATGTAGCTCATGACTGTTATCAATCTTTTCAAGGATATACAAAATTTCGTCCATTTCTAGCATATTATTATTTGCATAACATTGTTCCCTGTAACATTTAAGGGCTCTTACAATCCTTGAGTGGTCTTCTCCTGTTAACGTTACTTTTTTCATAGTTATTAGTATCTTCCTCCTTTTGCTAATTTCTTCATAACGTATTCTCTTACTTCCATAGTTTGTTTTTTAACCCAATCTATCAGGCTTATATAATCGCCCTCATCAAGAGGTCCTTTGCGTGTATTGCATGTTTTACAAATAAGTTGAAGATTTTCTATTACAGATTCTCCTCCTTTTGAAAGAGGTATAATATGATCACATGCTATTGTTCTAATATTTAATTCTTTTTCACAATATTTGCATTCTTCTCCATAGCTGTCTAAAAACATTTGTTTTAATTCATCTAAGCTTATATCAAACTTTACTTCATATTCCTCAGAACGCTTTTTAAGATTACTTTTTAGAATTGATATCTTTCTCATCAAGCGTTTATATGCCTTGCTCCAGTATGTTCTGTGCACCAGAACAAGCTTTTCCCTAAAGTCTCCATTAAATTTTTTAGGCATGGTATATTACGTCTTCGCGGGACATCCAACCTGGTTCCCGACGGTTTCAAGCGGGATACCATTGTATTGGTTAACCATGCCTAAAATATTTAGGGGATATACAAGGCTTATCTCAACCGCATAGGTAGGGTCATCCGAGGTAAGGATGGGTGTGAGTTTGTATATCCCCATTTTCATTTCCAATCAAACATAAATTGAACCGCTAGTGAGGTTCTCCAGACTGACATGATAAGATGAATATATGAATTTGTTGCATCTTCTCCGAGTTCAATCCCGCAAGATATTAAATTTAGTAAGGTTAATTGATATCCTTTTAAATCAATATGCTCTACGTGATCATTGTATATATTAAATTCTACAATGTCACGCATTTTCATGATCTTCTAACTCGTTTAAGACGTTCTATGGAAATACCTTTTATTAACTTTCCATTTTTATGTGCATTCATAGCATCTTTTCTTGCTTTACTTTTGTCAACAGATTCACGGATTTCAACTTTCTTGTATTTATCATCAACAAGGGATGGGTCAACTTTTACCTCTCCATAAGTTTCATATAACTTATATCTAGCAATATTAGTTTCCCAAACTCCGTCTTCATCTCCTAGCTTTTCAATTACAAAAGGAAGTAATTTTTGGTTAAACCAGTCTTTTGTGCGAGTGAGTGCTCTTCTCCTTGTTTTTAACCGATCTTCTTCCTCTTTTAAAGCCTCAATTGAGGCATCCATAATGAACTCACGTTTTCTTACTTCCACAAGAAATTCATCTATGCTTTCAACCTTTTGTTGAATTTCTAATTGTAATGTATTTCTTGTATCTCGTTCATGTTGAGATTCTACTTTGTTCTCTATGGTTTCCTCAAGTTCAAGCAGTTGCTTGAGTATCTCCTGTGTTGTCGCCATCGTATGTTCTCCTCATTCTAAATGATGGTTGCCATTTAAGGTCGATTTCCCAGAGATCACCGTCAGAGTTCTTTAATAACTTGATAGTTTTATAAGGACTCTTTGCGTTACCCTGAAGTATCATAACCTTCCTTGAAGCATTTTCTATTGCTCCACTTCCTTTACCAGAGTACAGGTCAAGTATTTCTGTCCTGCTATATTCCCTCGATGTTTGACTAATCTGTATTATTATAATATCAAGGTTCACAGCTAAACTGGATAACTGGTGACATATGTATCTGATAGTTTCATATTCACCTCGCATTCCCTTTGGAGGTTCTACAAGATCAATATAATCCACTATTACACATGCCGGTTGCAGTTCACGTATTTTATCAGCAATCTGATTTATAGTAGGTGCAACTGTTTGGACGACAATATGATCAAGTTCATTTTTATGAAATTTGAACATTTCCTTTACATTTCTACCTATTTGTTCCTTTGATTGTCCAGTTATGATTTGAAGATTTCTTCTATGCATCATCCAGCTTGACAATTCAAGGCTAAGATATAAAGTGGAGATTTGTTCATCCTTGGCTATTATATCTTGATCAGCATGATATGCTAGTGCAATGTTCTGAGCTAATGTTGTTTTATTTGAACCAGTTGGTCCACATATAGTAACAAGTTCACCAGGATATATTATAGTATCAGTAGCTCCTAGTCCAAATAATTTGGCTAAGTCTATTTTCCTGCCGGTAAAATCAGCAGTAAGTCTGTACTCTAACTCTTCTTGCATATCACGTGCACTGTATGTTTCGACAAGATAATCTTTGTGCTTATAGTAAATGCATCGTGGCTTACAATGTTTTTCCATTAATGGATCATGACAACTGTATTTATATCCACGATTGTATACACTTTCTATTTTATCAAGAACTATCTCTTCATTCATGGAATTGTGATTCCACCATAATAGTGCGGCCTTGGTGGCATCAGAATGTATTCCATTTCGCCTGAAATGAGATGCTATTCTTAGAATATAATCATTTCTCTGACCATGTTCAGGCCCTTGTGCATACATTTCCTGAACACATGGGACAACATTTCTAGGCTCTGCTACATTTGTAAATGCTCTTACACTTGGAACATTTGTTATTACATGTTCTTTTAATTCACTATTTCCTGTTCCAATAATGTCAAGATGATTCATTTCCAAATTGGTAAACCTTGTTCTTGCATATTCCTTTATACTATCAGCTGTCATATTATTCAGCTCAGTATGAGTTAAAGGTATTTTATACAAGGAACTCTTCTGATTAAGAGTGTGCTCTAATCTGTATATCCCAGTTCTGGAATAAATAGATGCATCAAGGTCATCCCATATACCAAGAATTGTTCTCTTAACAATAAATGGTAAATCCTTAGATTTAACAGGAAAATTAAATAATCCTGCATCTACAATTATATGATAACCGGTACCACTGAACATTGGCATTATTGATTCTTCTGGTGCTCCCATATCAACCAAGTCCATTATAATGGATCGAGCAATATCAAGTGTATGTTCATCGCTGTTGTCTTTCCTATCTATATCTATAAGAACAACATCAATACTTCTTGAGCCAAAAAAGTTCTTTAAAGTACCATTTGCCTTTACATATTCAACTGCTTCATC